TGCGTTTAAATAGTTGTAATCACGATATTCTTTTCCTTTGTCTGTAATAAACTCTACTTCTATTTTTATTTTGCTGTTTATATTTGCTCCTGGAATTATGAAATAACCTCCCGTAACTATTGTTTCGCCGACGTGGTTATAAGTCAATTTATCTTCAACTGTGTAGGCCTTATTGCCTTTCATTAGTATCTTGCATTTTTCTTCCTGTTTGTTTGCGTAATAGTTTTTGAAAATATCCCAATATGTCAGTAATGGTACTGCGTTTGGTATTGTCACTTCTGTCTCTTTGATTTGGTTTGAAAATCCTCTTATTCCCAAGTATGCTAATATACTTGATGATGAGAATGTTAAATGTGTTGAGTCGATAGGATTGTCCTTTTCATTTATTTTTATTTTTATTTGAGGCAATTTTACCTTGCTCATATCCATACCAACATTTAATGCGTTGTTATGCAGCATCGCGTTATATAATCGGAATGGCGCCGTGAATATGTCTACTTGTAATTTGTAACTACCGAATAGTGGGCCTACTGTTGGATGTGTATTTACTCTTGTATCTATTGCAATATCAAATGTATCTCCTGGTAATCCCACTATTTTCATGCATGGAACTAGTGTTCCTACCCCCATGCTACTTCTCCACGCGTATGATAGATTGTGTGTACTTCTGTTGTACGTGTGTAGGTCGACGGTCATTTTACTTCCGCCTCCTATTGTATTTTTCCCTATTGATTTTTTTATTGTCATAGTTATTTATTTTTAGTATTTTCAATATCTTCTTTGTGCTTTACTTCTTCGTGAATGGTTAACATTTCTGCCATCACAGCTAGAATCATATCCCATTGCGGTGTCTCTATGTATTTTTCTGCTTCTTCACGTGTTTTGAAATGTTTCTCTGTAGCCAGATGTTCCCCTACTGTTGTTATAAAATCATTTTGTTCTTCACTTGTTGGTCTGATTTTAAATAATTCATTTAAATTCATTATTTGTCCTCCTTGTTAAATAAATTAATACTTGTGCTGTCAGCACTTACTTTCCCGTCTGTCTTATTCTCTGTTTTCATGTTGCTTTCTTTCACATTTTTCTGAATACTCAACATGTTGGTGCAACTTACTCCTAACCATGTCAGGATAGCTGATAATACTGCAATTGTGATTTCACGAATCAGTTTTTTGTACTTTTCATCAATTTTCATTTTTTCCCTATATATTTATTTGTTTTGCACAAATGTACTGTATTTTTTCCGAAAGTACCAAATATATTTAGTTAAAATTGCCGTAGGCATAGATAATCGCAACTATGTTGCGTACGAGGGGTATAGGGGCGCGTAGCCCCGATAGCGTTAGCACCTTAGATAACTTAGTGCTGCCGTGTGACATGTAGCCTGATTCCGGCGCACAGAGTGCGAGCTTCCCTCGGATGTTGACACCTTGCCCGCGTAAAAATTATTATTTGGCTCTCACTTCCTGATACATGGATGTTGCATGGAAACCGTACTATCATTATAATATTTATATTTTTCTATATAAACATATATATATATATGATAATAATAGGCTGTTGAAACTGTTCATAACTATGTTAATAGCCTGAAATATAGCCACTTATCTTGTTAATAACTCTGTTCATAACTTTTTTATAACTTCATATCTTTAAATTTTGAAATATAAATCTTTTTTCTATATATAAATCAAATCTTAATAAAGTGTTAAAAAGTTATTTTTTTATCAACAAGTTATCAACATGTTTATTAACCGATTTTGCATACTTATCAACCGATTTTACACACTTATCAACACAAAAAAAGCGGTTATTAACAACCGCTTTTAAATCTTTTTCTGTATTCTTTAAGTTTTTTAAGTTGTTTTTTGTGCTTTTCTTTGTCCCAATCTTGCGGTTTTTCGTTCAGGATTCGTTTTGCTTTCTCACGATAGAAATTGAGTATACTGAAATATTCTTGTTCGTTGTCTACGTCTACTTTTTCGCCCATAATATAGCGGTAACCTCTTTCTTGTTTTTCGATCCAAAGTTTTTCCCGTTCTTCTTCTGAGTATATTTTTCTCTTGTAATAATCAGGTAGTGATATTTTTCTGCCGTCCCTTAGCCTGTATGATTCGTCTGTGTCATTTTTTTTGTATCTGTTGTTCCTTACATCACCTCTTTTGAGATAGCTACTTCCTATTCCTTTGCTGCATAGTATTTTTGGTGTGAAATTCTTGTCTACTGTTGATACTTTCATAATGTATTTTGTGATGTAAAATATTGTCTGTTCATTTACCCATGTTCCAATAAATATAAAGCCGTATTTCCAATATTTTTCTATTACTTCCTTGTTAGTCCAGAATATTCCGTGCATATGTATCCTACCGTCATCGCCTAGTTCTGTTGCTACCCAGTGTTTTATCGTGCGTTTATTCTGTACTCTGTAGTTTTCAAGCATTCTTCTTAGTGCTATTCTACACATTTCATTTTCATTTTTCGTGATGGTCGCTAACTCCTTGTAACTTTCTTCGTTGAATGTTAGTGTTACAAATAGTGCTTCAGGTTCTTTCCTGATTTCTTCCGAGAGCCTTACTACCCACTGACTTTGATTTTGTTTTCTGCACTCCATACATTTTCCGCATTTCACTGGCACATATAACAACCGCCTGTCTTTGCAGGCAGGCGGACTGTAATTATTTTTCTTATTTGGCAAGTATTTTGGGTTTGTTATGTATTTTGTATAAAGGCACATTATTTTTTTCCTCCATATCCGCGCCATTTGCTAAATATTGCGCTGATTATCTTTGTTAGTAGTTTTCCGTATTTTCCTTCTCCACCTATATCGTTGATTAAATCACTGAGTGCTTTGTCCTGTTCGAACTGCCATTTTTGTATAGCTGTTTCATTTTTTGCCTGTTGGGCCTCTTCTACCATTTTGCCGAATACCGCTATTTTTCCGTTAGCAATCTCATTGAGAGCATCAGATAGCCTCATAGCTACTTCCTTGTCATTTTTTGCCTCTTGGTATTCTTTCTGTGATATTCCGTAGTCTGCTAACATTCTTTGTAGTTCATTTTCCTTGAAAATCTCGTCAAATCCCTTAGTCCATACTGTCTTGCCATTTACTTCTCCACTCAGCTTGATGTTTTTTCTTAGTTCGTTCAGATAATTGTTAAATTCTATACCTTTGCTTTCTTCGTTTATTTTGTGAGTTTGACTTGTAAGTGATTCTATTCTCTTTTCTGATTCTTTGATATCTTGTTTATTTTTTTCAGTTTCTGACTTAACTTTTTCAGTGTCTGTTGTCATTAATTTAGCTGCCTCCGCGTTTGTTTTCGCGGCTTCTGCCTTAGCCAGCTCTTTTTGAGCTTCCATTTGTTCCCACTGGATGCCCATTCCTACCCCTGTTGATGATGGCAACCCTACGCCTGCTGCACTTCCGCTGCCTGCTGCACTTCCACCGCCACCGCCACTGTTTCCGTATAGTAGTGCTGGATTCAGTCCTGCTGCTTCCAAATGTTTTTTTTGATTCTCAAAGTTGGTATAATCCCACATTTCCTTGCCGAGTTCTGTGGAATATTCTGCCTGTTCTTTGTTATATTTTGCTTGTAGAGCCATGTATTCAAGTTGCCTTTGATGTTCTCTTTCTTCGGCTTCTCGTGCTTTCTTTTCCTTTCTTGAGCCTAAGCCTAATAGTGAGCCTATTCCTCCTACTGCTCCTGAGACTAGTCCTCCGACGCCTCCCGTCAGTCCGTCTAGCGCTGCACTTCCTAGCATTTTACCTGCATTTAATCCCATAGTGATTGATTTTCGCGCTTTTTTGAAAAGCGATTGTTAGTAACTAGATAATAATGTGCAGTAGCGTAATATTAACTCGCTACTTGTTAAATAAGGGGTATAAAAACCCCTTATGCACATACCGATATTTCGGTGTTAATTATCATTCATTTTTTTGTTGTTGCTGCTGTTGCTGCTGTTGTTCTTGTTCTTGTTGCCATTTGTCTAAACTTCCGTCTGATTTGGCTATTCTGTTTGCGTGTGCTAGACCCATTGCTTTTTGTGCTATTTCCCATTTGTCGGTTCTTATGTCGTATTGTGGTTGCACTCCTTGTTTTTTTTCAGTGTATATTATTTCAGCACCGTCTTCGATTGGTTCTTTGTTCTGGACGACTCTTTCGACTTTTGTTTCAATGCTTTCACCGTCATACACTGGTATGAATCCTGTTGTTGGTTTTATTGTTAGTATTTTTCTTTTCATAGTTATAAGTTTGGTATTTGTTTTGCTGACATCATTCTCCTTGCTTCGATTGCGAATCCTAGTTGTACCCAAAAATTTTGGCTTTCTGCATTTGTTTCAGCGAATATATAGTTATACTTACTTGGGTCTATGTATGTACTTGCGTCTATTTCTTTTCCTGAATCAAAAGTTCCGTTAATTGGTTCATAGTATCTATTTAGTACCATAAATGCCTCATTCCCTTGTTCTGCGAAAGTTCCGTAAGTCTTATTCCAGTTTGTCATGTAATTTATCCATGCTGGTTGTTTTCCCACCGATTTCGCATTTTCAGTGCCTCCCCAACTTGCCATTTCGTAAGTAAGTAAGTCTTGATAGCCTATTCCATCTAGTGCTGGCTTGTGTAGATCGTCCATTGTCTTTAGCTGGAATATATCCCAGTCATTCCCTTGGCAGTAATCTACTCGTGGTGTTATACTTACTATTCCCATGATATAACATGGCTCTTTTATTTTTATGTGTAATTGTCCGCCTTTCTTATTTGTATCTTTACCTCTTCCTGCTAGTGATCCTAGTGCTTCCTCTGTTGTTGCTGCTGTACTTACTACTTCTTGGAATTCTATTTCCGCTGACATTCCACCCTCATATACGGGTGTTTCTGTGTGCATTTCCCAGCCTGATGTATACACGGTTTCTACCCAATCTTGATATGTCCCACCACTTATTGCTATTCGGTTCAACATGTCGTATACTTTTTTCGACAGATTTAACTGGTCTATTGTGAATTTATCCCCCGCTGTACTAATTGCTGTTACTGCACTGATTCCATTTTCTCCATCTATCCATTCTGTTGAAATCCAGTTGTTAAATTTATCAGATTGATATGTTTTTAATAATAATCCATTTCCTGCTGTTGCTGCATAGAGTTGCCCTGTTTCCGTATTTCTGTCTAAGGTTGCTAGTGTTAAATCATTTGTTGATGCCTCTAGTGAATATATTTCTTTACCTGCCTTTAGGATATTTTCTCTTAGTGTATCGAATTGTGTTAATGGAACTTCATGTAATGAATTAGGCTCATTCAATTTTGCGAATCCGCTTAGTTTTCCTTGTATTTGTTGTGTGCTTGTTTTGTAGGTGTATTTTAAGCCTTTATTGGCTGCTGTTATATCGAAGTGTGCGTTTAAATAGTTGTAATCACGATATTCTTTTCCTTTGTCTGTAATAAACTCT